AACAAAAACAAAGTATGGGAACCTAATGGTGGTATTCCTAAGTTTTTACATATTACTTTGTAATGTCAAAACAGATTATAGTTGAAAGTAAAAACGGAACTTTAAATATAGAAAGAAGTCGTCAGGCAACTAACGAATCAAATTTAGTAGAAGATTTACAAAAGTGGCAACAAATATTACATTGTAAAGAAGAAGATTTAAATAAAGATTTAAAAACTGTTGTCAAAGGTTTAAGAAATAGATTAATTAAAAATTTACAATTTCATGGTTTAAAAAGTGAAGAAGATATAACTCACACTCACATAAAATCATTGGCAAAAGATTATTTGGTTTGTCCAAAGTCAATTCAAATATCTTTGTGTAGAGATAGTACACGCCAAGGTGTAGATGAAATAGTACAATACGAAACACTAAAGAAATATATTAATGATGACAAAGAAGTCATAAATTTATCAAGTGGCTCTCTTACTTTAAGAAATGGTAAGATAGATAGTACCACATCTGGTATAGGTGAAGCAAGAAGCATAGATGTTAAGATACAACCATATGATTATAGTTTTACAGCATATGGTTTTTTAAAATACTCAAAAGATTCTGGTTCAATTCAAACTCAACAAATGACAGAGGCAGTTATGTTTGCTGAACAAGCAAAGATTTATTGTGACCAAAATAACGATAGTGTTATATTCTTTATTCAATTAGATGGAATAGAGGGTGAAAAACACATTGATAGTTTAAAAGAAACTTGTTTATCACATAAACATAGTATAATAGTCGGTAATACTGAACAAATCATTGACTTTTTTAACCAAAAAACCACTTGACAATCAGTCATAAATAGTATATAATATAAATATTATCAGTTGAATTATATGGGAAAAGTGTATTCGTTTATGGAATTAATGAGGATAAAGTGTTTAGTTTTAAGGGATTCATAACAAAAGAAAGAAATGTACATTTAGAACACCTAGAAGACGATATAATAAATCGTGGATCAAAGGGTGGGGAAAATGCTATCAATTTTTTAAAGTCAGTTAGAGATATGCTTGCTGGGTCATCTGGCAAGAAGGTTAACATGACTGTGAAGTGGGACGGTGCGCCTGCTATAATCTGTGGTACTAACCCAGAGAACGGCAAATTCTTTGTCGGTACTAAATCAGTATTCAATAAAAATCCAAAAATCAATTACACAACCGGCGACATAAGAAAAAATCACTCAGGTGCTTTAGCAGAAAAACTATCTATTGCTTTGAGAGAACTTGGTCGTTTAGGTATCAATGGTGTATTACAAGGTGACTTTCTATTCTCACAATCAGATTTAAAGAAAGTAGTTATAGATGGTGAAAGTATGATTTCATTTACACCAAATACTATTACATATGCTGTACCGTCATCTTCAAATATTGGTAAAAGAATATCAAGCGCAAGAATGGGTATAGTATTTCACACAAAATATTCAGGTAAAGATTTACAAAGTATGACAGCTGGGTTTGGTACAGTTAGAGGGTCAGCAAGAAATGTATTCTTAGCAAGTGCTGGTTATAAAGATGTATCTGGTTCTGCGAAACTAACTAAGAGTGAACTAGCAACATTTAACGCAAGACTAAGAATGGCAGAAGGCTCTTTACAAAAAGCTGGACCTATGTTAGATGAAATGAATAAATCAACAGCAGATGCTTTAGGTATTCCATTTAGATTAAAAACTTTCTTTAATTACTACATAAGAAATACGCAAGGTCATATGGCTAAAGTAAGAGAACTAGCAGATATGTTTAGAGATTATTATATCAATACTTTACAAGCTGAGATTGATAGTAAGAAATCTGATAAAGGAAAACAAAAGTATAAAGATATACTTCAAAAGAATTTAAAATTTATTGATAGAAATAGACCTTCTTTGGTTATGGCAATCGCTTCGCATGTCACTTTACAAAACGCTAAGAATTTTTTAGTAAGTAAGATGAGTGAGATACAAAGTATCGGACACTTTCTTAAAACAGCCAGTGGATATAGGGTGACAGCACCAGAGGGATTTGTTGCTGTAGATAGAGTGGCAGGCGCAGTTAAATTAGTTGATAGAATGGAATTTAGTAGAGCAAACTTTACTATGCCGAAAGGTTGGAACTAATGAATATAATTTTGATAGGTGGTCCAGGTTCAGGTAAGTCAACTTATTCTGAGTTTGTAAAAAAAGAGTTTGATATAGAACATATCTATCCAGGAGAACTATTAAGAAAAGAAAAAGAAAAAGGTGGTGAGATAGCAAAACGATTATCTAATTTAGGTAAAGGTGGTTTCGCTCCTAATGACATAGTTTTAAAACTTGTATTTGATGCTGTAGAAAAAGCAAAGAATGGATTTGTATTTGATGGGTTTCCTAGATACATGCAACAAGTTAGAGATTTAGAAAAGAAGAATATTAAAATAGACAAAGTGGTTTATCTAAATGTAAGTGAACAAGAAGTAATAAAAAGACTTACAGCAAGAGGTAGAGCAGATGATAAACCAGAGGTTATTAAAAATAGAATTGATTTATATAAGAAAGAAACAGGACCAGTAATAGAATATTACAGAAAGAAACCTGGTTTCATAGAAGTAAAAGCAGAAGGTGGTGAACCAAAAGCTATTGCTAGTAAAATTATTAAACAACTAAAGGTTAAGTCATTGAGAGAATTTAGAGAGTATTTAAATGAAGGTGTTTATGACCCTGGTATATTCAAAGCATTCTTTTTAGCTGGGGGTCCAGGTTCAGGTAAAACATTTGTGACTTCATCAGCATTTGCTGGTACAGGATTAAAATTAGTTAATTCTGATAACTCATTTGAAAGAGGATTAAAGAAGGCTGGGTTATCTGCGAAGATGCCTGATAATGAAGAATACTTTAGAAACATAATTAGACAAAGAGCAAAGACAACAACAAGCAATCAATTAGATAAATATGTGGAGGGGCGATTAGGTTTAATTATAGACGCCACTGGAAGAGATTTACCACTTGTACAAAGACAAGTGAGTATGTTAACACATCTTGGTTATGATTGTTATATGGTCTTTGTAAATACAAGTTTAGATGTTGCTATAGAAAGAAACAAGAACAGACCTAGAACAATACCTGAATACATTGTAAAGAGAAGTTGGGATGGCGTTCAATCTAATATTGGAGCATTTCAAAGAGTATTCAGTCCTGGTAAAATGTTAATTGTTGATAACAACAGAAGTGAAAAAGAATTAGTGACTATGGTTTTAAGTCAAGCTTCTAAATTTATTAGAACTAAATTAAGAACTAAACCACAAACAAGCATGGCAATGTCATGGATAAAGAGAGAGTTAGAGTTAAAGAAAAGATGAGATTTAAAGATTTTGTAAAAAACGAAAGTATCATAGATATACCTAGACAAACATATGCGCCAGCTGTGTTTGATGATGCTGATACTAAAAATCCTAAAATTAAAGAGAGTGTTCTAAAACAAATTAACGACCAAGTTAAAGAGTTTAAAGAATATCCTGTTATCAAAATAGCATTGATTGGCTCTATACTTACAAAGAGATATAGAAATGATGCTGACTTAGACATCAATGTATTATTTGATGTACCAAAAGAAAAACAAGAACAAGAAAGAGTTGATCTTTCTCTTAAATATTTGTCAGCAAAAAATCCAAATAACATACAAGGTAAATTAATACCTGATTCTAAACACCCAATCAACTATTACTTTATTACAGATCAAGCAACTTATGATGATCAAAATAAGAAAGCTGATGCTGTGTTTGATATTCAAGCTAATAAGTTTATCAAAAGACCAGATGATTTTACTTTTGATATGAACTTATATTTAAAAGACTTTGAAAGAAAAGTACAAGAATTAGATGTAATTAAAGGTGAACTAAAAAGAGATATTATAGATTACAACGAACTAATAGAATTAAAACCAAATGAGATTTTAGACTTACAAGAAAAGATAAAAGATAAGTTAGAAGAAATAGAAGATAGTATAGAGGACATTGTTAAGATTGGTGATGGTGTTGATGCTGAAAGAAGAGCAGCATTTAATACAGATATGACGCCAGACCAAATAAGAGCTTATGGTATTAAGAATAGATTACCTAAGAATGTTATTTACAAAATGTTAGAAAAATATCACTATCTAAAATTCTATAAAAAATGTAAGAAGATTTTAGAAGATGGTATTGTGACAGATAAAGAAGTAAAAGATTTAGAAATACATGAAGCTAGAGATAAATCTATTGCGTTTACATTTGGTAGATTTAATCCACCAACTATTGGACATGAAAAACTAATTAGAAAAGTTTTATCAACTCCTGGAAATGTAAAGAAAATATATTTAAGTAGATCGCAAGATAGTAAAAAGAATCCACTATCACCAGATGTTAAGTTTAGAACTATGAGAGATATGTTTAAATACGCAAGACCAAATTTAGAGATAGTTGCTACAAATATGATATTAGATTTAATGACTAAATTACATAAAACAGGTTTTACAGATATTACTATGGTTGTAGGTAGTGATAGAGTTAGAGAATTTGAAGGTATACTAAACAAGTATAATGGTGAAAGTAATAGACATGGCTTTTACGACTTCAAAAGTATTAAAGTAGTATCTGCTGGCGAAAGAGACCCTGACGCTGAAGGAACTACTGGTATGTCAGCAAGTAAGATGAGAGATGCCGCTGCTAAGAATGATAAAGAATCTTTTAAAAAAGGATTACCAGCGTCATACAGAAATCCAGCTGATGTAGATAGATTAATGAGCAATGTGAGAGTAGGAATGGGTATCAAAACTAAATTGGCTGCTTCGTATGGTGGAATGATTAATGTAGATAATAAGAAACCAGTTGCGTCATTACAAGAGTTTGAACAAAACCAAATAAGAGATTTATATGTTAGAGAAATAATCTTTAACATCAATGATAAAATCAAGTATGTAAAAGAAGACATACAAGGAATAGTAAAAAGACGAGGTACAAACTATATTGTACTAGAAGATAACAATAACAATTTACACAAAGCATGGATATGGGATTGTATTCCAGAGGCTGCCAATAGAGAAGCTGAAGTAAGAGAATACAATTTAAACATAGACTACGGATTTAAGGCGGTATCAACTATGGAAGAAGATAAAACACCACAAGACAAAACAGTTGCTAAAAAACCAGGAACTCAACCTAAGAAGTATTACAAAGATTTATCAAAAGGTGAGAAAGATAAGAGAGCTGACCATTTCGCAAAACAGAAATATAAAAAATCTGATGACGAAGATGATTACAAAACAGCTCCAGGTGATAAAGACGCTAAAACTAAACCATCTAAACATACATTAAAGTATAAGAAAATGTTTGGGGAGTTTAAAAAAGAACTATCCGATGCTTGTTGGAAAGGATATAAACAAGTAGGTATGAAGAAAAAAGGTGATAGACAAGTACCAAATTGTGTACCTGAATCGTATGAAATAGGGGCAGATTACGCCAATCATACAAAAGAGGTGACACCTGGTCAAGTACCAGCTGGAAAGGCTGTTGACGCTAAAGATAGAGGAAAACCCGAAGATAATATAAAGAAAAAAGATATTGAAGAATGGGCTTTATCGGATGCTACAATAGATAAATATAGACAACGATACAGAGAAGAATGGCGTTCTAAACTAAGTGAAGTCGTACAAAGAATGATGGAGAAAATTGATGGCTAAAACATTTAAACAATTTGAAGATTATGATATACGATGCGAAGAAGTAATATTTGAACATGAAAACGAACCTTTACAAGAGGCTGAGTATCAAGGAAAGACAGTAAAATTAAACGACCCTATTAGAGGAGGTTCTAAAAAGTTTTATGTGTATGTAAAAGATGGCGATAAGATTAAGAAAGTATCATTTGGTGATACGACTGGTCTATCTATTAAGAGAGATAATCCAGCGAGAAGAAAGTCATTTAGAGCAAGACATAATTGCGCTGATCCAGGACCAAAAACTATGGCAAGATATTGGTCTTGTTATCAATGGAGAGCTGGAGCAAAGGTAAATAATTAAGTATATGACTAAAAAAACTTTAAAAGAATTTAGAAAGCTGTTAGGCGAAGCAACAGCAACAAAAACTAATCTACAATTTCTTAGAGCAAAGACTGCTAGAAATGATCATTTTGAAACTAGAAGATATATCGCTGCTGAAATTTTAAAAGATAAGAAATTAGCAGACGCTTACAAAGCATTAGAAATGATACATAACGATTTCGCTAGAGTTATAGGGAATGACGCAATAACAATTAGACAAAGATTGGAAACAACTTTGAAAAATCAATTAAAACAAAAAGTTTCAAATTGGGACGAAGTATGGAGCACATTATAATGGCTAAATTTTCAATGNTAGAAGCCTTAAANCAGGTAAGAGAACAAGATAAAGACCACGAAATTTCTATGGCGAGAGGTGAGTTAGAAGCAATCGCAGATAAAGCTACTCAACTATCATCAGCATTAGACGGAAAGTCAGATGATGGCAACCCACTAGAAGCTTGGGTACAATCTAAAATTACAAAAGCAAAAGACTATATCAATTCAGTTTCAGATTATATGATGTACAAACCTGAGGCAGTCACAGAAGCATATGCATCTCATTTAATAGCAAAGGCAAAAGAAATTGCTCACAGAATGGCAAACGATATGAGTGGCGCAGTACAAAAAATAGAAAAATTAAGTAAAGGTTTATCTAATGACCCATCAGTCTTATCAGCTTTACAAAAAGCAAATGAAGATATTGAATGGGTAGATGAAAACAAAATTAGTGATATATTTAAGTCAAATAAAGAAGGCGAAAGTATAGATGATATTGCTAAGAGATTAAAACTATCTAAGTCAATGGTCAAAAGATTAATGGGTGAAGCACAAGAAGAACCTAAGAAAGTAGAAGACGAAAAAGATAACGCAGAGATGAAGAATAAAGAAGCTGCGATTGCGTCTTTGAAAGATCAAATTACTTTACTAAAACAAAAATTAGAAAACGAAAAACACAAAGCTGTTAAACCAGAGCCTAATCCACAAACAGGCGAAGTACCTTTAACTATTGGTGTTGCTCACGCAGAGTTTACAAAAGAAAAAGATAAAAAAGAAAAAGAAGTTAAAGAAAATGTTTCAATCAAAGCTTATAAAAATGCTGTTGATCCAACTAAAAAAGGTTTAATGATTTCTAAATCTGGTGGTATGAGTGGTACTATTATGATTAAAGATAAGAAAGAATTAAAACAATTAGAAGATAAAATAGCACAAGCGAAAAAATTATACAACATTAAAGAAACTAAAAAAGAAGATTTAGATAATAAAGATAAACCAACTGTTAAAGATGTAATTGGTCAATTAAAAGGTGCAGTAAAAGCACACACTAAACAAGCTAAAGATTTAGAAAAAGCTCTAAAGACAGAAGGTATCAAACCATATGTATCTATGCAAAAAGGTAAAGATGGTAAGATGAATTATGTTGTATTAGACAAAGATGAAAAAGAAGCTTTTAGATCAACTGACCAAAGACTAGCACAAGATTATTGGAAAAAGAATTTTGATAAGTTAAAAGAAAATAAACTAGTCAATGAAAAATTGATGAATGAAATATCTGATAAACTTAAAATGAAAGTAGCTATTCAAAAATCTAAAAATTTGGGTAAAAAAATTAAACAATACAAAGACAAAGTATTCAAAAAAACTATGTCAACAATACAATCTCCTTTATTCGCAAGTAAAGATAAAGAGAAAGCAGCTAGAGAAAAAAGAGCAAAAGATATGATTAAGTATTATGATGCTCAAAAGAAAGCAGCTTTACAAGGTAAGAATAAAGAGTTGGCTAAAAAGATGTTGAAAAACGAAGTTGAACATGATATTAAGTTAGATGAGTTTACTAGTAATATGATTAAAAGATTACAAATATCTTACGCTGATTTAAAAGGTAAAACAATGTCACCTGAAAAGGCAACTGCTTTATCAAAACATTTAGATAGACTAGATACAACTTCATTAAGACAATTAGTAAAAGCTAATATACCTTTTATTACATCACTTGCTAGAAACAAAATCTATAAGAAGACTGGTAAGTTTGAAGAAATGAGATTAAGAGTAGAAGCAATGGCAGGTTTACAAAAGAAAGCTGACAAGAGTGGTATGTCTTATTCTATTCTAAAGCAAGTATATAACAGAGGAATGGCCGCTTGGAAATCAGGCCATAGACCAGGCGCAAGTCAACAACAGTGGGCATACGCTAGAGTCAATTCATTTATAACAAAATCCTCAGGAACTTGGGGAGGCGCTGACAAAGATTTAGCGGCTAAAGTAAAAGGAAGTAAGTAATGACAAAATACTTAAATACGAAACCGGGTAGTATTGAAGAAATAGCTGCGAACATGAGTAAATCACAAAACGAAGCTGGCTACCAAGATATGTTTAAAAAAGAACTAGATAAAGCTGGTAAAGGTATTGGCTCTATGACACCTAAAGAAAAAAAAGATTTCTTTAACAAAATAGATTCAAAATACAAAGCTAAAGACGAAGTAAAAGAAGCAGTAGATAACGCATACGCAGTTGGTATGTCACAAGCTATGAAAAAGACTGGCGACACGCCACCTTTAGATAAATCTACTATCACTAAAGCACATGATATTGCTAAAGCAATTAAAAAAGATGAGAAAGAAGAAGTAGAAGAAACTCATGCTTCAACTGCTCATGCTCAAAACAAAGCAAGAAAAGATGCTAAAGGTGATAAAGAAACACCTGCTTTACCAAAAGCAGAATCAATCAACGATTCAATTAAATCTGTATGGCAACTATCTGCTGAAGACTTAGAGAAAATTCAAAGTGAAGCTAAGTATATGAAAGCAAATAGACTTAAACAGTATGGCGAAAGAGCTGACGAAGTAAAAGAAGAAGACGCTTACGACAAAGATGATGAAAAACCTAAATCTAAAAAAGAAGATAAAGGTAAAGCTGACACAGGTTCAAAAGAAACAAAAGTTGATGTTGACCCAAAAGTAGATTACAAGAACTAAAAATTACACTATAACTAGTCTTTTTTCCCTTGACAAAGGGCTAGTTATATGTTATAGTATAAGTACACTATGAAAAATTTACCACGATTATACATTGATATGGACGGCGTTCTATGTGACTTTGGTGCCGCTATCAGAAAAACATCTGGTATGTCTAAACAAAGATGGATGCAACAAAGTAGAGAAGAAATGTGGCAACCTGTCTTAAACAATACAAAATTCTGGCACACAATGCCTTGGAATCCTCAAGGAAAAGTAATGTGGAACTATATCAAAAAGTTTAATCCACATATACTATCAGCATACTTAGAAAAAACACATGACCCTAATTGTATACCAGGCAAATCAGCATGGTGTAAGAAGAACTTAGGTATATCTCAAACAAAGATTAATCTAGTAAGAAGAAAAGACAAACAAAACTACTCTATGGTCGCCGGTCAACCTGCGATACTAATAGACGATTACGATAAAAATACATCACAATTCACACGAAAAGGCGGCATAGGTATCACTTTCAAGTCCGCAGGCCAAGTAATATCCCAGTTGAAAAAACTAGGGTTCTAATCATTATAAATAGTCAAGTTAATTAACTATAATCAAACAGTCGTAGATTTAAAGCGACTAGATTTAAAGGGAGAAATATATGTCTTTATGGGGCGCAGATATTAAACCTAAAAACTTAACAACCGCAGAGCAAAAAGAAGTCTTTGCTAACACAAAAGGTTGGGTAAGAGAAGCAGGTTCAGTATTATCCGGAAACGGAAACACAGGAGCAGATCCAGAAGTATTAGTAGCATTAAGAGGATTAAATGTGAAAATGGGAACTGCAAACATCACAGAAATAGAATTTGTGACTACAGCATTTGATAAATCAGATGGTGGAAACATTGATGTATTAGTAAGATTCAATGAGCCAGTCACAGTGACTGGAACACCTCAAGTTTCTATTACTAATGGAAACCAAGGTACTGGTACAGGTAGAGGCCCACACTTGGCGACTTACTTATCAGGTTCTACAACTAATGAACTTACATTTAGATTCACATTAGGAGCGGCTAACTCAGCAACTAATGATGGAGATATTTTAGTAATTGGTACTAACGCAACTGGATTAAATAGTGGAACTATTAAAGATACAGGTACTTCAACAGTATCTACTATCACTAATAGTGGAGCTATTGGTACAGCGGCTGGAACTTGTACAGTAAGTCAGCATAATAATTAAATAATTTATAGGGGCGCATTTAGCGCCCTTATATATAATACTATGACAACAGTGATCTAGGAAAATACCTAGAGTAGCATTCCCGAAAGGGTTAACAGGAGAAAAGAAATGGCAGACAAGAAAATAACAGCATTATCTAATATGGGTGATGCAATTGTAGCAGCAGATTTATTCCATGTAGTGGACGATCCAACTGGTACACCAATCAATAAAAAGATCGCAGCAGAAGATGTTTTTAATAATATACCATCTTGGTTAGGATTAAAACAAACATCACAAGCAATCACAGCAGATGGCTCTACAGCAACTGCAGTAGATGTGACTTCAGCAATAACAGAAATCAATGCAACTTCAGCAACACACGCATGTGCGATAGCTGATGGAGCAGATGGTCAAGTTAAAACTATCATCAATGTATCAACANGTGGTACAAACAATATAGTTATTACACCAGCTAATTTAAGAGGATACTCAACTATTACTCTAAATGCGCCAGGTGAAACTGCGACTTTGTTATTCAAAAATTCAAATTGGAATGTTATCGCTAACAATGGCGCAGCATTAGCTTAATATTAAATAGGAGTAAATTATGAGTATTGATGAAAAAACATTATCAGCTGAAAGAGAAGTATTAAAGNCAGACTTTGATAAACTCAACAGTCAAATTACTAAAGTGGAACAAGACTTAGTGACTATGAAAGGTAATTTAAATGCGATCTACGGAGCGCTACAACAAGTTGATAAATTTATTAAACTAAACTCTGAGGGTATGCCCGAAGATAAAGAAAAGGCGCTAAACTTAGCGACAAGTTAATGAAAAGATTTAAAACTTTTAGTAAAGAACAAGACTTTGAAGATTTTGAAGAAGATGTATTAGGCGAAACTCCACCTAACACAGCAGACGCTATGAAGCGTCATAAAGCTGGTAAGGCAGGATTTGGCGATACAACTCATTTGAAAGCAAAAGGTCTAATCAAAAGAAGTGATGGTACTAAAAGAAAATCTGACAAGTACAAATAAAGGAAAATTAAATGAAAACATTTAAACAACATATAAAAGAAGGAACAGGTAGTGATAAAACTGCTGCTGCTGTTGGAACTAGCACCGCAAATGGTGTAGAAGATTCAGCAATCGGTGTGCACAATATACACGATTCTGAAGTCTTAAAAAGAGTAAATGCTTTCGTTGGTTCAGTAGCTGATTGTGAATATTTAAAACCACAACACGCTATTGATACTTTAAGAGAAAAACTACAAAGAATTGGCTTAACAGTTGATCCTGTAGCTCTTGAAGGCGACAACGGAAAAGTGACAGCTGAAGTGAAACAATTTGGTGGTAGATTTGGTAAAGATACCGATGGTTCTGATATTAATGATGATGGTATATCTCATAAAAAAGAGGGTGGATTAAAGATGGAAGTATCTTATGAAACTCTAAAAAACGGAACATCAAAGGTCTACGCTAAATTAGTGTAGTTAATGTTCAAAGAGATAACGAAGGATAACTGGCTACTTTTTGCTCAGCACTATTACGACAATCCAACATTGTCAAAAGAGCAAGAATTTTATGATGATCTTAAAAGATTTAAATATCTTAAAAGACTCTTTCGTAAGTACCGTATCACTGGTAAGATAAAAGTACGATTGGCAGTCAATCATGTAATTGTCTTATCAAATGTTTTTGGTGTAGAAGCAGCATGTACTTTACTATTATATAAAGTAGATAAAGTTTATTGGTCTCAACTAAAAACAATATTGATATATCTTGGTTATCTTTATCCACATGAATTAAATAGTGAAAAAGTGGATATGAGTATTAGAAAACTTTTACAGGAACTATAATGGCTAATAGAGCAATTGATTTGGTTATAACATATAGAGTAGTAAAAATGCTTGTGACACCGTTTGAAAGACAACCGGCGTTTAAATATGGTATAATTGATAAAGATGGAAAAGTATTGAAGAAGTATACCTCTTTACAAAAGAGAGAAGAAAAGAATGCCTATACTCAACTTCACAGATTTGTTTTTAATTTAAAACGAATACTTAAAAGAGTTGGTCTAGGTGGACGACTTGGCTCTTTTGCTGTAGCTCTTGGTTTACTATTAAGAGAAAACAAAGAGTATGTTCCATATAAGACATTGATAGAAAGCACTATCATATCTTACTTAAAAGAAACAAAACAGTACGACAATCTTTTAAATGAACAAGGTGATGTCAAATCAAATTATGAACAAGACCCTTATATGACTTGTTTTGGTATTGATATATATGAAAAAGATGGCGAACTATATCCAGAGGACAAATATGAAACGATTTAAAGAAGTCGCAGAAGACATTGTTAATAAAATGGAAGACGCACCAGCAAATGCTGTTGGTGGAGGGAACATTGCCGGTGTAGGCGTTGGTCCTGATGGTGAACCAGGCGTAAATCCTAAAAAGAAAAAAGACGAAAAAGATCCATTAATGTTTGGTAAGTATAAAACTTTTAAAAGAAAATTAAAAGAGAATAACGATAACAATAACATTATGTTAAAACAAGTATTAGATGGTATTGATAAAGTTGAGATGAAAATAGATGAAAAGAATGGTATTACAAATGAAGTAGATTTAGTACCTGAAGAAGAAAAGAAGTCTATTAAAGAAAGCTCAAAAGCATATGACTAAATCATTTAAAGAATATCTTGGTTTGGGTGGACACAGAATAGGTTATATAGATAATATAAAACCTATGGCTAGTCTAGGAGATACACCACCAAAAGGTCAAGGTGGTAGAGACAGTAGAGCAGTAGGACTAGTTGCTAATTATACTACTCAAGGCGTTGGTACTATTAAACCAATTAACGCAGACGCTAAAAAATTACAAAAGAAGAATTGGTCATCAAAAGGTTTTGGACCTGATGTGGTTAGACAAGTAAGTAAGAAGATAAAAGAGTCAACTCTATATAAACATATGGTTGATAGAAAAATTATAAAGGATTAAAGATGGAAATAATAGTAGCTTTAGCAATGAAATTTTGGCAGTGGAGTATATTAATAGCTGTTGTAATCATTGGAGCGATTATCAACTTCACAGATAAGA